TACAAAAAACTTTAGAACAACCCAAGCAACAAAAAACCAAAACGCAATAAATTCTGTAATAGATCAGTTTAAAGAACATCCCGACCTAACATTTAATTATGCAACTGGCCAGCAACGCATGCCCTTACAGGCTGTCCAAGCATTAAAAAAAGCTGAATATGCCCAGATTGGGAATCATTATGATCCAGACTACATGGCGCCTTTGCCGGAAGAAGAATTGGCCGCTATAGCTGCTAGACAAGGCATAGCAAGAGGGGCAAAAAACGCAGTGGCCCGTGAAGTACCAGCAACTATTCCTTTAAATGCAGAAATGGAAATCTTGTATAACGCTATTAGAATGGCCCAAAGAAGGTCAGCACAATCATCTGCAAGTCCAACCGTACCATTAGCATTTATATTGGCGCATGAACCTACATCAGCAATTGTTTCAGCTATTGGCAGGATTCCACAGGTACAAGCGGCAACGGCAAATTTAATTAACAGATCTGCCGGCCCTATGTCTAAAATAATTGGCGGCACATACTCGACAGGGCCACTTAGCATTCTATCGGACGCATCAAAAGGCTTGATCAAAAATACCGAAGACCAGCCCCAGCCTTAATTGGTGGGGCGGTTCTTGTTGTAGAACTCCAGCAGGACAGGCGCGAGTTCGATAGCGTCAAACTCTACGCCCTCGTCACCCTCGACCTTGCCTATCCACAGCGTGCCTGTGTTGGGGACTTTGCCGGGCGCGATGAACAGCTCGCCGACTTGGATATGCCACGGGCACAGCGGGTAAAACGTCATGTCGGTCATTTGTGGTTCGCCTTGAGTTCGGGGATTAGGTCGGCCATTGGATTGAGGAAGCCGATCTGGATTCTCCTCGCGTCAGCGTGTTGTATCAACCCGTCTGCCATCTGGCCCTGTCTTAAATTATCCGCGTTCTGGGTTGTCCAGAAATCAGCCTTTTTAATCCAGCCGCACAGCCACACATTGCGCTCAGACGCCCGAGCGAACACGTATATGTCTGCGTCGAATTTGCTCTGTGAAAGCGTGACGTGGGCCGTGAAATTGGCCCGAGGAACCGAGCTGCAACGCTTGGTCTTGACGTCGATCTTCCTCCAGTCCACCAAAAAATCGTAGTGCGCTTGCTGCTTGGCAACGTACTTGAACAGGATATCTTTCTCGTTCATCCAGCGGCCAAAGGCCAGCTCACCCATAATGCCGGTGGTCTGGCCTTGGCCATCTTCAAGGATTGTCTGAGAATTGAATGCCTGCTTTGTACTGTGCCTATCCGCATACCCGCGCCATTCGTCGCTGATTGTGTAGGCCCGTGGGATCATCGTCGCAGCTTCGCCTCGGTCTCGGTTACCAGCTGGTCAAACTCCATTAAATCCATTTCCATTTGCTCGATGTAGTTGTCGTCACGCGCCACCCGCTGGCGGGTGAAATGGCGGTCAACCGTGACAAGGGCGGGGATGTACAGACACATATCCCACCACTTCCTGCCGGTGATCCACAGGCACCCCTGCACCTGATCCATGATGGTGCCCCAGTTATTGTCGATCAAGATAGGCCGTACCATCGTCGGGTCGTAAAAGCACTTGTACTCACCGCCACCGTCTTCGCCCACCAGTGCGTCGGCGCTGCAGCCGAACTTCCGGTCGTCGGTCATGCAGAACCCGGCCAGATCACACAGATCGTTCAGGTGGACTTCGTGGGCCTGCCTGCATGCCTCTTCCAGTTCTTTGCCCCGGCGCATGGCAAATGTCTCGATCTGCTCTGCCAGTGGCTGGCCGGATATGCGTTCACATGCCAGCCTGAAGGCGTAGTTCTTTGCGGTTTCCGACCACTCTCCAATTCGCTCGCCACGCAGGGCTTTCTGAACGGAGATTGATGTTGGCGTGGATTTATATTCCCCGGCTAGTTTTGCGTCAGCTTCAGACCCGCCTCTTAAAATCGTATCGACATACATTTTCTGTTGATACGTCAGCAGGCCAACTTTAGCCCTGACGGTGCTGAACATCGAGGCGGTGATCACCCCGGCCCGGTCAGCGTGCCAGCCAATTGTGCCCTGTTCATATTCGCTGATGATCATACTGGGTCACCTGCTGGGGCGGCGTCAGCCTTGGCGGCGATGGTTTTGTAGATCTTGGTCAGTGCGCTCTCGTACCGTTCGGGCTGCAACTGGCCTACCGATGCTATTCGGGCCGACTTGCAGAACTGCTCTTCGGTCACGTCGGCCTGCAAGAGTAAGCTTTTGATGACGCCGGCCTGAACCCCGCTGATGGTTTCAACCGGCTTCGCGCCGTCGTTGTCGTCACCTGTCGAGATGTTGAGCATCGCGCAGATGCCGTACCGCTTGCCGTAGCTGAGTGCCGAGCCTACCGCCTGCACGCCAGACTTGCTGCCGCTAGTGTCAGCCATCAAGGGGATCGTGGTCTCTTCGCTGTGGCCGTCACGGTGAGACAAGACGACGCGCACATTGATGGCCCCGACCTCGCAAGACACGCGGAACGTCACAGCGAAACCGTGCTTGTAAAGGATAGGCCGCAGCTGGTCATTGATGTCTTCCAGCAAAGCGTATTTGATCGTGCCGTGGCCCCTGCCAGCTTCAGCGATACGGGGCAGCTCGACCTGCATTTCGGACAGGCTGGCCGCAAAAGACTGCTGCGCAGATCGCGTAATAACCCGCTCCTGCATTTCCAGCAAAGTCTGTAGTTTCTCGATGGTGACGTCCGGATTCATGATCACCCTTTCGATCATTTCCAGCATGCGTTGACTTTCTGTTAGCGGCGCACTTGTTACAGGAATGTTGCTCATACGTTGATACCCAGTTGATTAAAGAGCGTGCATCGTAACGTATGCGGAACGAACTTGCAATACTTATGATGTGTTGATACACTGCCGCTGCATCAACATTTGGAGAGCACCAATGGTAGAGACAAGGCAGGAGGTACGAGCGGCATTGACAGAGATCACGGCGCTGACAGGCTGGAGCATGCGCGAGCTGGCACGCAAGGCCAACATCAGTGTCGCCACGGTGTCGCGCTTAACATCGGCACAGGAAGGCAATTTACCCTACCCCGCGACAAGAACAAACATAGAAAAATTATTGATCAGGATCCGCAAAAAGTACGCAGCATAATTATTATTTACAACCGGGCAGATTGACATGAGAAAACAATTACGGCCTCGCCAAGTGCAGGCTTTAAACGAATTACGGGCCTCGCTGGTTTCTGGCAAGAAACGTGTGATTCTGAAGGCACCTACAGGATTCGGTAAGACCGTACTAGCAGCGGAGATTATTCATCGCGCTCTGGAGCGGGGAAAGAAGGTGTTGTTTGTTGTGGATGCCATTAGTTTAATAGATCAGACTGCGCGGTCGTTTTACGAGCAGGGCATCACAGACATCGGGGTAATCCAAGCTGACCACGAAATGACCAAGCCGGGCGCCGCTGTACAGGTCTGTTCGCAGGCCACGCTGGCACGTCGCCGGTTCCTTCCGGAAGCCGACCTGATCATGATTGATGAAATCCACGTCTTCTATAAGTTTTATCAAAAATGGATGGAGAAGTGGGACGCGATTCCCTTCATCGGATTGAGCGCTACGCCCTACACTACTGGGCTGGGGAAACACTTCCAGCAGTTGATATGCACGGCTACAACTCAAGAGCTGATCGACGAGGGCGACCTGTGCGACTTCCGCGTGTTTGCGCCGGCCATGCCAGACCTCTCCAAAGTAAAAGTGATTGCTGGAGATTACAACGAGGCCGAGCTGGCGCTGGTGATGAACAACGCGGATCTCGTGGCAGGCATCGTCGAGACTTGGAAAGCAAAAGCGGAAGGGTTGCCTACTCTGGTCTACGCGGTAGACCGTGCCCATGCCAGAGCGATACAGGCCGAGTTCGATAAGGCCAGCATCAAGTTTGAATACATCGACGCTTTCACCGAGCGTGAAGACCGCGAAGTCATCAAGAAACAGTTTCATAACGGAGAGGTAGCTGGGGTAGTCAGCGTTGGCTGTTTGACTAAAGGCATAGACTGGGACGTCCGTTGTATCGTTCTCGCTCGGCCCACTAAAAGCGATATGCTGTATCAGCAGATCATCGGTAGGGGCTTGCGAAACGCACCCGGCAAGGAATATGTGTTGATCCTCGACCACAGCAGCACCACGCTCCGGCTGGGCTTTGTGACCGAGGTCGACGAGCGCCACGGCGCCCTGAGCATGGGCAAGAAAGGCCAAAGCGTGCGGGAAGTAAAAGAACCGCAGTCCAAAGAATGTTCGCAGTGCCATTTTGTAAAGCCACCGAAAGTTTGGGAGTGTCCGAACTGTGGCCACAAGCCGGAGCGCCAGCCTGACGTAGTACACATTGCCGGCCAGCTGGAAGAGCTGACCAAGACCCAGAAGCGCAACAACAAATCATCAACCGCAGTCGACAAGGCTTTTTTCCTCGGTGAGTGTCTGACCTATGCGCATGAGCGTGGCAGGGCCGAAGGCTGGGCAAAGCATCTATACCGCGCCAAATATGGGGTCTGGCCCAATAAAATAACCCCGTTCATGCGCGCCCCCACACGTGGAACGCTGATGTATATCAAGGCGCAAGCTATCAGTTACGCAAAAGGAAAAGCCAATGCAAGAGTTTAAGCGTTCGACAGCTGGGCGCTGGCTGGGCATTCTCGGTTCCTACGGCGTCGACGAGACTTTCTTCCGAACCGCTCACGGGCCGTGCCCATTGTGTGGCGGGAAGGATCGGTATCGCTGGATAGATAAGGGTGGCAATGGGGAGTATTTCTGCAGTGGTTGCGGGCCGGGTGATGGTCTGGAGTTGCTGTCACGGTACACCGGCAAGAAAAAGGGCGAGCTGATGCGTGAAATCAGCCCCAAAGTTGACGAGTACAAAGCAGTTAAGAAGAACCCAGCGCCCAATGGCGATGCCCGGATCCGCAAGATCATGAAGGAGAGCAA